GTCTGCGTCTCAGGCGTAATTTCCGCGTCTGTCAGGTAAAAGGCGCAATCAAACGCACTACCAATATCGAGGCGTTGAATCAACTGGAGCATTAAAAGGGGCGATTCTTTTGAGCCGTCACTTGTGTAATCAAAAAGGCAGTCAATCGTGCCAGAGCCGCTGATAAGCCCTGCGGCATACTGATTACGGAATTTATCGCTTAGGCTCGTTACATCTAGCGCTTCGCGGTCTGTATTTAGCTGATAATTGACTACATTTCCGAGTGTGTTGTATACAACGTCACGGATGGTATAGCCGATTGGGATAGGTGCGCCAGCAAAGGCGTAGACGGTAAGCTCGGCGGATCTATTGTTATTTACGGCGTCGGAAAATAAATGGAAGAATCTAAGACCGCCAGCGCCGTTTACGTTTACAAATACGGATATTGAACTTTCAACAACGCCGGAATCCCATGCGGAAGAATCAAAACAAATTAGCCCACGCGGGTCTGTAGTTGAAATATCAAGCCGGTCCCCGGTAAGGATATTGTCAAGTGATGTGTCAAGACCGATGCGATTTAGCGTTGTTGAAATATCAGCGGGATCAATACTGTCCGATAGCTGTGCAGACGTAGCACCTGCATTACGGCGCAGTTTTACGGTGCCGTGAACACCAAGAAAAACCGTCATGCGATCACGCCTCCGGCAATGAAGTCGCCGTCAACCGTAAATTGAATTGGCACGGAAGTAAGCTCGCCAGTCGATACCGCAACTTGTGCTGATGTGATGTAGGCGTAAAACTGGATGTTGTCGTTGGAGTTGCTGCCGACACGTAGTTCCATCAGCACACGATCAGATTCGGCAACAGCGCCAACCTTTTGGATCTTGCCCAGTAGTGCGGTGAACTGGCTGTAGGTAACGGATTCGCCGGCTTCAAGCCTGTAGTACACCAGCGTGGCGCTGCCGGTGGCGCTCTTAATGCCAGGGACAAAAGTGTTGCTGGTGCTATCGACGGTGTTGGTGTTGATCAATTCAACCGTGGTATCAAGCGACCAATCACGGATCTTGGCGACAGGCTTTCCGTCCACCACCAAGGAACCGGAGCGACCTGTGTAGAAGCCCATCAGACCGTGTTATGCGTAGTTTCAGACTAGCGGATGGTAAATAGACCGTCGCTAAAGTCAGCGATCAGGCTCTGACCGGAGTTATCGCAGGGATGCTCCACGGCTCGGACACTGACTTCGCCTTCCTCATCCATCTGTACTTCAACCACACGGAAGGTGCGCTTTGCCTTGGCGGGTGTCCCAAGCACAAATAGCCAGCCTTCGTAAGCGGCAAGGGAACTAGCCACGTTGGAGCTGATGCTGGCGGTTGTGGTAATGACGCTTTGCCCGTTCTTGTAAAGCAGCACGCTGTAGCTGCCGTTGGGAATGGCGTCTGCCAGCGGGATGTTTAACGCACCACCCGATTCAACTTGTCCGCTGTAAATGCCCTGCCATTCCTGCAAGCCGGCATCAACGTAGATGTAGGCGCCAGGGAACAGCGGGCTGTCTGTCGGGAAGGTCTTGAACTCGATATTGCGGCGGATGTTGCGGCGTTGCTGGCACAACAGCTTGGCATACATGATTGCTTGACTTCTGTTGGTGACGTATTGCGATAGATCGAACGTCTGACGGATCGCCGTTGCTTCTGTTACGCCAACAAGGCTTACATCAACGCTGGCATTACGTGGAAATACACCGTCACGTTCGGTGTTGCGGTATATAACTGTGGCGATCAAATCCTGAACGCTGCTGCCGTAATCAATAAATTCCTCCTTGTAGGAATCCTCAAGGATGTTGCCGGCGGTAAACATGGCGCGGATTGGCACTGTGCGGGTGATGTTGCCGCTGTTGTCACAAGGCACTGCAGGAATCAAGGTTTCCTTGCCGCCAATACGTCCCAGTTCCAGCAGGCTGTATGGACCGACTTCTGCCCAGAACTGACGCCACGATGTTGGCTCGGCAATCACACCGTCAAAAAACAGGTTGTTGCGCTGGCAGAAACGCTTAGCCAGTGCCAATGCGGGTAGATCAATTCCTTCGATCTTGGCAAACTGTCCAATGCCGTCCACCGTGTCAAGAATGGTGTCTAGGAAGATTTCGGGTGCAAAGCTGGAGGCGGTGTCCGGATTTGCGCTGTAAGTGCCGTCGTCATTCAAGCGGCGTACAAGCCGACCCTTGTTTACGAATACGCTCATTGAACGCAGATCCTGTACGCCTTGACCGCTGTAGACGTTGAAGCCCAGCATCGTCAGATTGCTGTATAGCTGCGGGTAATTGCTAAAGGCTTCAGTTGACTGCTCAGTAACGGCTTTGATTTCTAGCTCGGGACCATTATCAAAACTAAAGCTGATTTGTGTATCTGAGCGCATGGAGAACAAGCCCCATTCGTCAACTTCAGAAGGGTTGCGATTAATCGGAGCTACGTATCCGTCACGCGCACGTAACTTACCGGTAAAGCTGAACGTGCCACCAGCGGGGCCTGCGATGTTTTGTATCGTGCCTGCGTTTTCGATGTAGGCAAAATCTGCTACGCCGTAATAGCGCATTTCCGCTGCTGTTTCAGCAATCGGCTCGAACTTAAATTGCCAGTTACCGATATTGTCATCGGCGATAAATTTCAGGAACATATAGTTGTCCTGATCGGCGCCACGGCGGACTACGAAAATGCGAGGGATGCGCGACCATGCATTGCCTGTGCGGCGATACCAAACCCAGAAGAACATCGAGCGCAACTTGTAACCATTATCGCTGTCTTTGTAGTTATCCATGCTCACTTCGCCGTATGTTTTGGCGCGGCCTTGGATACGCTTAAAAACGCGAGCCTTCAATGCAAAGTCAACAATTCGGCAGGGTGTAATTGTTTCGTATGATGCCTCTTCGATTTTTACGAGGCACTTTGTGTTAAAGAAATCGTTGAGCAGTTCTGGATTCTTAATAACGGATTCGTAGTAAGCCTTTTCGGATTGTTTTTGTGTGATCTGGTTTTGCCAGCCAGTAGCACGGGCATTTGTGGCGGCGGTATCTACACTGCCCGCGCCGCCATAAATTGCGGCCAACTCGTTGTTTAAGTTTGCTTGCTCCCGGAGCCAATTTTTGCGTTGGGCACGTAAATTGCGTCCTTGTCCGTCAGCAAAACCATACTGGCGAATCGCCTCATCTAATTTTCCTTGAAAAACTTTAAGTCTTAAATTAATATTTCTAATTTCGTTTCTCCTATTTGTAATGCGTACTCGGTTTCGTTGCGCCCCCGGTTTATCAAGCTCATCGTCAATAGCATCTTGTGCCAACCGCCTGTTTTCCCTTAATTCATCAATTTTTCTAGCAAAATGTTGTGTATTATTATCATAAAGGCTGCCGTCGTCACCTGCGATTGCCTCAATTTCGTATGTCTCCCACTTTTTGTCTCGCAACTCCTCAATCAATTCAATTCTTTCGTTTATTTGATTTATTCGCGCATTGATTTCACCGGCTCTAGCGGCTGCTGATGGCGTAAGGATCGGAGGGGTTTGACTTATCAGTCGCTGTAGTTCCAAGATTTCAGCGTTAAGCCGTGTGATTTCATCGGTAGCTTCTTTCTCGTTGGCCTTAAAGTTTTGCGTTCTGTAATCTTCCTCTGGGCATACGCCGGATTCCACGCACTCCAGGTCAATAGTGCTGGCATCGTTATCTAACTCCAGGTCTGATATTTGTCCTTTAACGCGAAACTTGGCGCTACCCAGTTTGTACGTGCTAGCGGCATCAATAGAGCTGAGCAAACTGCGCCGCAGTTCTGATGCAGCTTGCCTTACGTCGCCGGCTCCACTACTGGCAAGTGCCTTAAAACGCAGCGTAAAGACAGTGCCCAACGGTATTGCAGGACGAGAGTTATCAAGCAGCGCATCAGGCCAATACACGCCTCGTCCGTTCAGTTCAATGCCCAACTCAGCCCGTTGGTTAGAACTACCTTTTTCGTCGCGGTCTAGATACAGAACATTAATAGGTATTGGAGCTGTAATGCCGCAACGGGTTGCCGTGGAAGGGGAAAATGCTTGGCTAAATCCTTCTGTACGTGTTGCACCAGAAAGCGATGCCTTGTAAACAAACGCGGATGCAGGCTCAGCACCTGCAGTTGGATCGGTACCGCTACCAAACTTCAAATCGCTGAAACGCAGTATTCCGTTTTGACGCAGATATAGCCAATACTTTTGCGCTGCTAACTGACGCAGTGTTGCTTGGCCAAATGCTGTGCGAGCTACATCAATACCAGCCGGATCAATGTTTGATGCTCCAAGCACTGCAGCCATCTGCATAAACTGACT